TTTAAGGCTGCCTACAATATCAACGTCTCCAGTAATATCAACGTCTCCAGTAACAGCGGCCCCACCTTCCCAAACTGTCAGTTTGTTAGTAACATCAACCGTGTCATAAAAGAATGCTTTCTCAGAAACATGTATATTATCCATAAACGTATTATTTTGCACGTCCTTCCATATAACTGATTGCAACGTATCTACGGGCGGTGGTGAGGGTTTTGGCATATAATTATATAACATTATTATTTTTACAAAATTTTTAGTTGCAGAAAAAATAATTTACCGAACTATTTTTATACACAATTGTGAAAGACGATATTATTATAGTTCCGGTATTCATTTCTATGGTTATTTCTTTTACTTCTTCGCAATGAATACCATCATTGTTACCTTGTAAATAGACAAGTTGTTCAGCGTGCTGACAATCACTATAATTTGACGTTGCATGGTATTTATTACCTTCTGGTAATAAATTGTGAGAGTAATCTACACTTGAAGTATCAAGCACAAGTTTTAAATCAAATTTTGCTGAAGATATAGTATAGAAATTAACCATAATACTTTTAATATCATCTAATTGTGTGCATTTTTTAACGGGTAATTTTAATTTGCCCCCTTTAATAGTAATATTACTATTTGTAACTGAATCGAATACAACAATGTCTCTTTTTAAAATCCAACCGTCTTCAGCATAAAGATTATATGAACTATTATTTAATCTTCTTAGATTATCTACTGGTCCAGTATAATGAATGGTTGATGGTTTTAGTAATTTATTTATTACATTATAACCTTTGTATACGGCTGGCAATCCAGGGTCACCTTTTTTTCCTTCTTGTCCTGGCAATCCAGGGTTACCTTTTTTTCCATCTTGACCTGGTTTTCCCGCGATTCCCGGTTTTCCCGGTATCCCAGGATTTCCGTCTTGTCCGTCTTGACCTGATTTTCCTGGTGTCCCTGTGTTTCCTGGTTTTCCTGTAACCCCTGGATTTCCTGGATTTCCTGGATTTCCTGGTTTTCCTGGTTGTCCTTGTTTTCCTGGTAATCCTTGTGTCATAATTAACGTTAATATAATATTTATTTCAAAAAAATATTAACTTGATGGTAAAGGTGCCAAACCCAAATAAATTGCCCCCAAACTTGCAACATTATATTTTACTACTAAAGGTAAATCGTTTTCCAAATATATTTCTATTTGTTGGCACAAATTTGTACATTTGATAAAATATCCTAAATTTTTCAATGAAAATTCTCCTTGAATAATTTTACTTACATCTTGTTTTAATAAAAATTCCATACTTCCATCTGTTTCTGCGCGATGTATTTCTGCAGAAGCAAACGCGCCTTGACACTTGAAAATCAATTCACTCCCAACCGATTTTATTTCTAATTTATCAGAAATACAAGATAAATCGCGAACAATCTTTTGAAAATCATATGAAGGAAGATTGATAATTGTCGAAAAATTTACATCTGGATACGCCAATTCTTCCATATCTGGCTCAATCAAACGCAACTTTTGTGTTTTGCATTGTCGAATATCTCCATTCTCAAATTTTAACGACAAATGGGAAACAACTCCATCTACATAATCGCAATTTTCTATGTACATGGTTAAAATGTCATCATTATCAATAGAGTTTATTAACTTGAACAGATGAAACATATTTACTCCTATAATAATTTTCTCTTTTTTGCATTCATACACTTCGAAATTCTTTGCCTCTAATTTCAAATGGGCTAAAATAGTATGTGATTTGTCCATATTAATGATTTTGATTCCATCCGCTTGAAACGTAATATTAGTTTCGACCAATACGTCTTTTAAAGCGGCCATTAATGTACGAAAGGGAGATATTTGAACAGTTTGCATAGTAAGAACATTATCTGCAAATGAAGCCATTACTAAATTTGTTTATTTTATTTAAATTATTTTATATTATTCTTTAACTTATGACAAGGATATCCAAAATATAAAATTAAATACCAGCATTCAATGCGCGGTTCAATGGGGTGTTTTGACCCATATCTACATTACTAAATTGAGAAGGGTAAGCAGAATCTATATTTGTCATCGACAAAGAATTGCCTCCACTCAAAGAACGTGACCTGCCACCACTTGCAGCCATCAAAGCTCTTTCTTGTGGAGTATAACTTGGCATATCAAAGCTAGGAGGATTTACGGGATAAGAGGAAGGATTTAAAGATGATAAACCTCCGCTCTGTGAATAATCGCGACCTAGTTTCCATTTATTCGTTTTACGCACAGACCCTTTTCGCGAATAATACGCCTTGTATTTTTTTCCATGTCTCTTTATTCTTGAACCTTTATGAGTAAAAAAATCCAATACACTTTGACCACTGGCTCCTCTGCGAGTTCTACTTACTGAACCTTTACGAAATGTTCTTGCGCCAAATGGTTCTCCTGTTCTACTCAATAATCCCATCATCTTCAACGGATTCCAATTTTTTGCAGTCTTACTTTTTTTCATTGATACAATTCGTCCGCGTTTATTTTTATATAGGTCCTTTTTACGCAATCCGCCAGTTGTCTTTAATGCGTTGCCATGAAAAACTTGAGCTCTCGTTCCAACATCTGTCATTATATGTTAAATATAGAAAATATTTTTTTAAAAACGATTTTTAGGGGAACTTCCAAACCCTCCGGGAGAGCCCTCTATTTTTCCATAATCGTTTAACAATAATGCGCTAAATTGGGTGGTTCCCCTTCCGCGTTTTATTGCATTTAATTTCCTTAAATGCGTTGAATAATCAGGTAATAAATATCCATTTCCTAAAAAATGTGATTTATCTCTATAACAATTAACTCCTAAATTACGTGTTTGTTTTGAATCTACCCCATAAGATTCATATAATTCCGATGTTTGTCGTTTACAATACGCATTTAACAATCTTTCTCTTACACGATAATATCTCTCTATAAGTAATTGTTTTGGAATTCTTCTACATTGCATTATATTAAATTGATTTAAAATTTTTAAACGAATAACACTAAAAATGGCCGCATTAGAAGAAATCTACCAACAAATGACAGACAAGGAGCATATCCTTAAAAAACCAGATACATACATGGGAAGTGTCGAAAACACCCAGGCCGAAATGTGGGTTTTTGAAGAAAAAATTGTGAGGGATACTATTAATTATATTCCTGGACTCTATAAAATTTTTGATGAAGTCATTGTAAATTGTAGGGACCATGTAGAAAGAATGAAAACTCTTGAGGGTTCGAAAAAGGTTACCGAGATTTCTGTAGTGATTGAATCCGATGGCACAATTATCATGACAAATAACGGAAATGGGATTGACGTGGAGATACATCCTACCTATAATGTATGGATTCCCGAGATGATTTTTGCAAACCTTCGTAGTTCTACCAATTATACGAGCGCGAAATCAATTATTGGAGGAAAAAATGGTTATGGCGTTAAAATTGCGTTTATTTGGTCGTCAGAGTGTTCTATTGAAACGGTAGACCACATACGCGGCAAAAAATACTGCCAACGTTTTGCAAACAATTTGGATGAGATTTTTCCTCCGACCATCACAAATACAAAATCAGGACCTTACACCACGATTCGTTTCAAGCCGGATTATAAAAGATTCGGTCTTGATGGGATGACTCCCGACATTTTGAGATTATTTCAGAAAAGAGTCTATGACATTGCAGCCGTGACGGACAAAACGGTCAAGGTTAAGTTGAATAACAAACTTATTCCTATACAATCTTTTAAACAATATATTGAATTGTATGTTGAAAAGCATGTTCATGAAGGTAGTGAGCATTGGGAATATGCTGTCGCAGTGTCTTCCGAATTTACGCAAGTTTCTTTTGTAAATGGTATTTCTACGGGCAAAGGTGGTCGTCATGTCGATTTTATCACGAATCAAATTACAAAAAAACTTTGCGATTATATTGAAAAGAAGAAAAAGGTCAAGGTTACGCCTGCAAGTATCAAAGAACAGTTGTTTTTATTTTTACGTTGCAACATTGTGAATCCTACTTTTGATAGTCAGACAAAGGATTATATGGAAACGTCCATTCAAAATTTTGGTTCAACTTGTGCGGTGAGTGCTAAATTTATCGAAAAGGTGGCAAATTTAGGCATTATGGATATGGCATGCACGATTGCTGGAGCAAAAGAAGCGAAAACCATGAAAAAAACAGATGGAACAAAGACGAAAATTATTCGCGGAATTGCAAAGCTGACAGATGCAAATTTTGCGGGGACTGCAAAATCTTCGCAATGTATTATTGTTCTTTGTGAAGGAGATTCGGCCAAAGCAAGTATTTTGTCGGGTTTGACGGTGGAAGACAAAGATACTATTGGCGTTTATCCTTTAAAAGGTAAAGTGATGAATGTGCGGGGAGAACCTATTAAAAAGGTTATGGAAAACAAGGAGATTTCGGAATTTAAACGTATCATAGGTTTAGAAACCGGCAAGAAATATACGTTGGAAGATGTTCATAAGCATTTACGGTATGGAAAAATATGGATTTTGTGTGACCAGGATTCGGATGGGTCACATATCAAAGGGTTGTGTATCAATATGTTTCACACGCTCTGGCCTTCGTTGACGGAAATACCGCATTTCATCAACTTTATGAATACACCCATTATCAAATGTACGAAAGGTCAATCTGTCGTTTCGTTTTATAATCCAAACGAATTTCGTTTGTGGAAGGAAGCAAATAACATGAATGGTTGGCACACAAAATGGTACAAGGGGTTGGGGACAAGTGACCGAAAAGAATTTGCGAAATATCTCAAAGAACGCAAAATAGTAAGGTTTGAACATTCTGCGACATGTGACGAAACAATCGATATGATATTCAACAAGAAACGCGCCGAAAATAGAAAGGAGTGGCTGGCGAGTTATGACAGAACGAGTTGTCTGGATACAAGCAAAGAAACGGTTACATTTACCGAGTTTATTCACAAAGAATTCAAACATTTCTCGAATGCAGATAATGACAGAAGTATCCCAAGCCTGGTAGATGGATTGAAAGAAAGTCAGCGAAAGGTATTGTTTGGTGCATTTAAAAGAAATTTAACAGTAGAGTGTAAAGTATCGCAAATTTCTGGTTATATTTCTGAGCATTCTTGCTATCATCATGGAGAAATGAGTTTAAACCAGACGATTGTTGGAATGGCGCAGGATTTTGTCGGTTCAAACAATATAAACCTTCTTTCTCCAAAAGGACAATTTGGCACAAGAATGAAAGGTGGAAAGGATTCAGCATCTCCGAGATATATTTTCACGGTATTGAATCCAATGACACGTCAATTATTTCCAAAAGACGATGATAACATATTAGACTATTTGGAAGATGACGGTATTCCTATTGAACCCCGATATTATATTCCCATTATTCCGATGATTCTTGTGAATGGGACAAAGGGGATTGGCACGGGATATAGTACCGACATTCCTTGTTTTAATCCCCTACAAATTGTAGGCTATATAAAAAACAAGTTGAGACATGAAGAAACGTCCAAGGAGTTTATTCCGTATTACAAAGGATTTAAGGGAACCATTGAATCGCATGGTGCCCGGTTTTTGATTAAAGGTAAATATGTGACGGGAGATGACAAGTTGGAAATTACGGAGTTGCCTGTCGGTGTTTGGTCAGATGATTATAAGGAATATTTGGAATCTTTGACGGACACAATGGACAAAGACGGCAATAAAGTGATTCCTATCGTGAAGGACTATAATGATTTATGCAACGATTTATCGGTACATTTTGTGATAACATTTCATAAAGGAAAGCTTGCCGAATTGCTTCAAGCAAATACGTTAGAAAAGACATTTAAATTGGCAACGACGCAATCCATTTCGAATATGCATTTGTTTAATGGAAATGGAGATTTGGTCAAATATTCGTCTGCATCGGATATTATTGATGATTATTTTGGAATTCGTTATGCAGCTTACGAAAAACGAAAACAATATTTGATTGAAAAAATAAGAGCTCAACTATTATTTTTAGAAAATAGAGTCAGATATATTCACGAAGTATTAGATGAAACGATTAAATTGCACAGAAAAAGTGGTAGTGAAATTGAAAAACTATTGGAGGAAAAGGGTTACGATAAATTAGGCGATACATTTGATTACAAGTATTTGACACGAATGTACATGGATAGTGTTAGTTTAGAAAATGTAGAAAGAATAAATAAAGAGTTGAAGAACAAAAGAGATGAATTAGAGATTCTCGAAAAGACAACGGTGGAAGAATGGTGGCTCAGAGAATTGGATGCGGTAGATTTCTCTCAACCAGAAACAGAACCTCCAGGGAAAAAGAAACGTAAAATAGTTAAAGAGTAATTTTATATAATAGTAATGAACCTCAAATTATTATTGCTTGTTCCTAAAATTAAAAATGCGGAATATCCCGTGTGTAAAAATTGCGTCCATTATATAGAACACAAAGACTATTGGTTATCTAGGTGTGCATTTTTCGGAGAAAAAAATCTCATTACGGGCGAAATAAAATATAACTATGCAGATTTAACCAGAAAATATGAGTGTGGTGATTTGGGCAAGTATTTTGAAAAAACCTAATTTATTTTTTAAAATAATAATATTTTTTATCTTTATGGGAGGAAATCAAATAACGACGTTTAATGGTCCTAATGGTTTATCCTTTGGCGCGTTTATTTTAGGAAATGCCGACAAAGTAAGTTGGGTTAATAAAGTAGTGGCTTTTGAGAAATTGCCTCAATATATGAAATATCAGCATTATATTCAAAAATACAATCTTTTGCCTGGACAAAGACGAAGGCTTTAAAGACATTCTTCCATTTTGTTAATATTTTCTATTGACAAGTTTTCAGGGAATTGAACGTGAAACGAAATGATTAAATTTCCAACATAACCATTTCGTTCCAAACCCATGTTGGAGATAACCTTTTTAAAATTGGGTGGAATAATGTTTCCTTTTTGGTTGTTGATTGTGTATTTTTTACCATTAATGTATTTCAAATCAAATGAAAATCCACAAAGCGCATCCTTTAGCGATATTGTTTTTTCATACAAAAGGTCCAGTCCGTTTCGTTGAAATTTTGTTGAATTATTCACTTTGATAAATATTTTAATATCGCCCACCATTTTTCCGCGAACATTTCCCTTTTCTCTTAAAACCAACAACTCATTGTCGTCAATCCCTTTGGGGATGTCTAAATAAATTGTTTCTTTTTCAAATACTTTTTCACCTTCGTAAATCCATCGTTCTATTTCAACTGGGATATTTCCACCAGTTAAAACCATATCCATGTCAATTTCGACTGTTTTGATGATTGGGGTTGGTTTATCAATTTGCATACCATTATGAAATATTCGAATGTTGGGCGAATCGTCCATGTCTCTTCCGAAAAACAATTGTTCGAAAATACTGTCCATGGGAAAAGGCATATGCATTCCACGCATTCCTTGCATTCCCTGTTCCGCAAAATTTATTTCAAAATCATATGCCTGTTTTTTTGCAGGGTCGCCGAGAGTTTCATAAGCCTCATTTATTTCTTGAATTTTTTTATTATCAGTACCACCATTTCTGTCAGGGTGATATTTTAATGATAATTTTCGATATGATTTTTTAATTTCTTCATGGGTTGCGTTATTTTCCAATTCCAATATTTTATAATAATCCATTATTAATTTAAAAGATAAACTTACTTTAATAATTACGAATGCAAGAATTATTAATTCACAAATATTATCCTAAAACACTCGATGATTTTGTAGAAAGAGATATTCCGACATTAATAAAAGAATTTATCAAAATAAATACAATCAAACTTCTCTTTATAAGCAAACAAAGTAATGGTAAAACTGCGTTTATTAATGCAATTATTCGTGATTATTATGGTAAAATAACAGGAGATGTATTAATTATTAATAATATCAAAGAATATGGAATAAGTTATTTTAAAAATGAAGTCATACAATTTTGTCGTTCTCCTTCTTTTACAAATAAAAAGAAGATGATTGTTTTAGATGATTTTGATTGTCTGAATGACAATAATCAACATATATTTAAAAATATTATTGAAACTTACGATATTAATTATATTTTATCTTGTTCTTCCCCCCAGAAAATTCTTGAAAGTATTCAGTCCATGCTCTACGTAATCGAGATTAAAAAAATGACCCCACAAAAAATAAGCGTTATATATGACGAGATAAAATTAAACGAAAGATTGGTCATAGATGAAGAAACCAAAAATTATATTATCCACTTTTTATCTATCAAACAAATGATAAATAATATGGAAAAATATAAATTATTGAATGTTCCTATCACTATTGATGTTGCAAAAGAATTATCATCTACCATTCACCCACAGATATTTCAACAATATGTAGATGAACTTGACAATAAAAATTTAAATGGGTGTATCAAGATTTTTTACGATTTATACGACGAAGGATATTCTGTGATGGATATTCTATACAACTTTTACGAATATACAAAAAACTTGAATTTGGATTATTCTCAACATATTTGCAAATACATTGTTGCATTTCATAATATTCACGAAGATGTGATTGAATTGGCATTATTCACAAACAGTATATTTAAAAATATATTATAATAGTAATGAAAATATTCAAAACCCAAATACCAAAATCATTGTTATTTGATTTATTAGATAAAGTATGTACCAATGAATATATAATCGACAAGGCACTCTTTAAAAAACTACAACCCTTTTTACCCACTTTTTTAACAGAATGCGATAATTATTATTTAGAATCCCAAAAAAAATACATCACGAAGAAGCCCTTTTTATACAAATCTTTTTTAACGGTTGTGCGTCAAATTTGCAATAACAATGATGTCTCGTTTTTTTATAAACTTAAATATATGCACTCTACTTACGAAATCATATACTACATTAATTTCCAAAAAGGTGTCCATGATTGACTAGGTTCAGCAGAAGTTAAAAGGATATATTTTTGGAGAATTGTATTTCCAGACAAGACTTCTTTTTTTGAAAGTCGGGCAAACCACTCATAATTATGTTTTTGTAGTATTTCCGTTTCTGGGATATAAATTCCATATGCATTGTCTAAAGGTAATGGTTTGTTATCTAATAAATCTTCAACAGTAACCTCTTTTTCGCCTATTTTTACTCCTATTTTTTCTCCACTGATAATAGTTATATTTTTCTGGTAAAACCATGTACTATGAACTCCTAGAAATTTAGATTCTTCCGACGTGTCAGAAATAATCGTTTCGCAAAACAAACTATATTGAAACATAGTTGGGTCGTTTGGAAGACACCCCATAAATCTAGGGTCCGGGATAAATCTTTCGCTTTGAATACTTTTATTCACATTTTCACAAATAAATATTCCGTTTTGTGTTCCGTAATTATATAATGGTTCCAAGTCTTTAAAACATAAAAAGGATAATGGAACAATCATTCCGCCATAAATATATAATAATTTAGACATGGCTAAAAATAACATATTATCTAAAATGGGTGGAGAAAATGCATTTAAATCATATTCCCACCCGGGTATTATTTTATTGAAAGAATAATTGTCGATAACACAAATGGTAAAAGAAGGATTATTGTTTATAATACTTTTTATAGTCAAATATAAATATTCTTGATTCACATTTGAGTTTGTTCCATCTCCAAATGAATTTATCTTTCTACTATTTGGAACAGATGGTACATATATCCAAATGATTGGTCTTCCTTTTGAAATATTTATATCACGAACAAGATAATTTTTTACAAGAGTATAATTATCTTCGTGGATTTCATTCTTATACAACATTACTAGAAAAATCAGTATAATGATACAAAAAAGCTCAAACATATAATTATTGTTTATTTTATTAATTTTACCCGATTTTAGTATTTTTAATATAGTGAGGACGAAGAATAAATAGTTGAAACTTGTTGCGAGTTTTTTTTCGGAAAAATAAAAATATTTTGTGAATATATATGTCTGCTGGAGGAGATGTCAAAGTTGTTTTAAATGTACCTACAATCGCCATTCCATTTGGTCAGAGGTACATATATCCAAATATAACAAATGCGATTAATTCTAGAGGACAAAATCAAGGTAGTAAAAAGGCTACTTTACAGGGCAATAAAGGATTGTATCAACAAAAAAGAATTAATATAAAAAATGAGGCTCTATTTAATTTACCTCCGCAATATGATTATCTCGTACAAAAACCATAATTATACAAAAAAGTTCAAACATATAATTATTGATTATTTTATTAATTTCATCTTTGCTAAAAACAACTCATTTG